CTCCTATTATGGCAGGCGTACGCTCCCCTCAACGTCAATTTAGTTCGTGCGTACTTATCGAAACTGACGACTCGCTGGATTCGATAAATGCAACGACTTCTTCTATTGTTAAGTACGTTTCTCAAAAAGCCGGAATTGGTATTGGCGGCGGTAATATTAGGGCTATTGGATCTCCTATACGGCGTGGTGATGCTTCTCACACTGGTGTTATTCCTTTCTGGAAGCTTTTTCAGTCTGCTGTTAAGTCTTGTAGCCAAGGTGGTGTCCGTGGTGGAGCGGCGACACTCTATTATCCCCTTTGGCATTACGAAGTGGAAGATCTACTTGTCCTAAAGAATAACAAGGGCACAGAGGATAACCGCATCCGTCATCTTGACTATGGTGTGCAGTTCAATAAGGTAATGTATGAAAGGCTTCTTACCGGAGGCAATATTACTCTATTCTCACCCAGTGATGTTCCCGATCTTTATGAAGCATTCTTTAAAGACACGGATACGTTTCGTACTCTCTATGAGAAGTACGAAAGTTCTACCAAGATCAGAAAGAAAACTGTCTCGGCAATCGATCTCTTCTCTACCTTCATGCAAGAAAGAAAGGATACTGGCCGAATCTATCTGATGAATGTCGATCATGCCAATGACCACAGTTCATTCACGAAAGATGCTCTAATCAAGATGAGCAATCTCTGTTGTGAGATTACACTGCCAACTACACCACTAAAGGATATTCATGATGAGTCAGGCGAGATTAGCCTTTGCACGTTGGCTGCAATTAATTGGGGCAAGATTAGAAAGCCGGCAGATTTCGAAAAGCCCTGCACAATCGCAGTCCGGGCCCTTGATGCTCTTCTCGATTATCAATCTTATCCTATTAGAGCCGCTGAAGTGGGTACTCGCAATCGTCGCCCTCTCGGTGTGGGGATTATCAATTTTGCTTATTGGCTCGCTCGTAGTGATTCCAACTATTCCAATCCTAATCTTGATCTGGTTCACGAATATGCTGAAGCGTGGTCTTACTATCTGATCAAGGCATCGGTAGATCTGGCTGAGGAATCTGGTGCATGTCCTAAGGATAATGAAACCAAGTATGGCCATGGTATCATGCCAATCGACACATATAAGAAAGAGGTTGATGAACTTGTAACGCCTTCTTACAACATGGATTGGCAAACACTGCGGGATCGTGCTCGTAAGATAGGTATCCGTAACTCTACTCTGATGGCTCTCATGCCAGCCGAGACATCTGCACAGATCAGCAACTCTACTAATGGTATTGAACCGCCCCGTGCTATCGTGTCCATCAAACAGTCTAAGGATGGAGTCATGAAGCAGGTGGTTCCTGAGTCAAAACGGCTTAAGAATAAATATGAGTTGCTATGGGATCAGAAGAATCCGGAAGGGTATCTGAAGATCATGGCAGTGTTACAGAAGTTTATCGATCAGGCAATCTCTGTTAATACGTCATACAATCCTGCTCATTATGAAGACGGCAAGATCCCAATGTCTGAGATGATCAAGCACGTTCTGATGCATTATAAGTACGGTGGTAAGACTCTGTATTACTTCAACACCAACGATGGTGCCGGTGAGATTGAGGACACTCCTCTTGCCTCCGGTTCTATTGATGATGAAGACTGTGACAGTTGCAAAATTTGATGTACAAAAAGTAGAAACCGAAGTACATTAAAATAGATACATAGCTATAGATAGGACTCCATGTCAGTATTCAGTAATAACTTTGTTGATGCAACTCAGCAACCGTGTTTCTTTGGAGAACCGGTTAATATTGCACGTTATGATAAACAGCGCTATAGTATCTTTGAGAAGCTGACCGATAAACAACTGGGTTTCTTCTGGAGGCCAGAGGAAGTTGATCTATCACGTGACAGTAAAGATTTTAAGGCACTCAATGACCATGAACAACACATCTTCACATCAAATCTCAAGCGTCAGATCCTTCTTGACAGTGTGCAAGGTCGAGCCCCAACAATGGCATTTGGACCTATTTGTAGCTTGCCTGAACTCGAAACATGGATTCAAACCTGGACCTTTTCGGAGACAATCCATTCCCGCTCATATACTCACATCATTCGAAACATATATGCAAACCCTTCGAAAGTCTTCGACGAGTTAATGGATGTTCCACAAATAGCTGAGTGCGCTGCCGATATTAGTAAGTACTATGATGATCTTATCGATCAAAATAATGAGGCATATGCTCTTGGTAATTTTAATAGATACAAGCACAAGAAGGCTCTCTGGCTCTGTCTAAACGCCGTTAATGCCTTAGAGGGAGTTAGGTTCTATGTCTCGTTTGCTTGTTCATGGGCGTTTGCGGAAGTTAAGAAGATGGAGGGTAATGCCAAAATCATCAAGCTCATCGCAAGAGACGAGAACGTTCATCTTGCCTCGACTCAGCAGATCCTCAAGATTCTACCGAAAGAGGATGAAGACTTTGCTAGAATACAGGAAGAGACACGAGATGAGTGTATCGAGTTATTTTATAACGTCATCGCTCAAGAGAAAGCCTGGGCACATTATCTTTTTCAGAATGGTTCGATGATTGGTCTCAATGAACAATTGCTTTGTGACTACGTTGACCACATCGCTGCCAAGCGCATGGGTGCTATTGGACTGAATGGTAAGGCAGGACCTAATCCTCTACCATGGACACAGAAGTGGATTGCCGGTTCTGATGTTCAGGTTGCCCCACAAGAAACAGAGATCACCAGTTATATCAATGGCGGCGTTGTCAAAGACGTCGATGAAAATACATTTAAGGGTTTCTCCTTGTGAGAACTCGTGAAAACTCTCTAAATAATTTAAAATATCGTGAAGACGTTTGCTGGGAGATGGCATCGGTGTTTCTACAGAATAGAGATGCACATGGTATCCATGACATGGGAGTGGAGATTCAGGCACTCCAAAGAGCAATAGCAGAAATAAAAGGAATAGAGTAAAGATGAAATGGATAACCTGTCAAGATTGCGAAGAAGAGTTTAGAGTAATTACCGACTCACTAGAACCGATAACCTACTGTCCTCTGTGTGGTTCTGATCTACCTGAGGCTGAACTTGAAGACGATGAACTTGATAACGAATAAATAGATCTTTAGCCTTGAATGGTAAGATTTATGTGGTTATTTGAAGACAAAGAGTTTGTGTATGACGAACAGTGGTATGGATTTATCTATCTTATCGAGAATATCGTCAACGGGAAAAAGTACATAGGCCGCAAGTTCCTGACTAAAGCAGGATACAAAACGGTCAATAAAAAGCGAAAGAAGATCCGCGTAGAGTCCGATTGGGCTGACTACTACGGATCTTCTCCTGCCTTGGCTAGAGATATTGAACTCTACGGCAAGGAATGCTTCACGCGTACTATCTTGCGATTGTGCAAGGCACGTGGTGAATGTAACTATTTCGAAACTAAATATATATTTGACGTGGATGCAGTCTTAGACGGAAACTACTATAACTCGTGGGTTTCCTGCAAAGTTCAAGCAAGTCACGTAAAGGCATTACAGTTTAATACCCAGGAGACAACATGAAGTGACTAAGGTACTAGAACACAAGCATCTGATTGTCAGAGCAGAAATAAGCAATCCTCCATATAGTCCATGTGAAATTAAACAGTGGATGACAAATTTGGTTGACAAAATCGGTATGAATATACTGATAGGTCCATACGCTGTATACTCTGACATGAAAGGTAATGCCGGATTAACGGCTGTTACTATTATCGAAACAAGTCATATTGCTCTCCATGTATGGGATGAAGTCACTCCGGCTCTTATGCAACTAGATGTCTATACATGTAGTACCATGGATATCAATGATGTCTTTGATTCCATTAAAGAATGGGAACCATCAAAGATCGAGTATAAGTACATTGACAGAGAGCACGATCTCACTTTGTTGGGGCAAAGCGTACTTTAAAAGATGTACATTATATCTATTTGGTGTTATAGTAAATCTATAATCAACTAGTGAGGTGCACATAGGAGAATACATGTCAATTAAACCAATCATCTATACAAAAGACGACTGTCCGTATTGCATTAGTGCAAAACGACTATTAGAAGAAAAAGGTAAGGAATATATTGAAACTAATGTCGGTCGCGATATTAGACGTGACGACTTTATTTCTTTGTTTCCTAACGTGAAAACAGTACCACATATTATTATTAATGGAGAACAAATCGGTGGATTCGACAAACTTACAGAATGGCTTGACACTCCTGCAGGAAGAGGATTCCTGGCGGAATGAGTTCCTCAAGTCTAATTTACAGACTGCTATTTTAAACGTTGCCTTCATCAAGAAGGATGGCACACAACGTCAGATGCGTTGCACACTACGAGCAGATCTTCTTCCCTCTCAGACAGATCTAGAGGAAGCGCTTCAGAAGAAGACTCCAAACCCAGATGTTTTAGCGGTATGGGATCTAGAAGCTGATGGATGGCGGTCATTTCGTTATGACTCAATCATTGGATTTAATCTAGAATCGTAATTGATATCGGAGATAATAATGAACAACCAAGAACTAATTGAATTGAATGAACTGAATAAAGAGTCTAATGGTGGAACAGAACTCACCACGCGTGGTATATACAAACACCTGACACGAGAAGAGCTTGACGGCCTTCAGATAATCACATCACGTGTGCGCGACTTAAATTCAGATAAAATCAAGATCTATCATCTTCATGATCTTGCTGGTGACCCAGAGTCTTCACACCTAGAAGATAACAACAGTCGAGCACGTTTCGACAAGCTTGTTTTTGTTTCCAATTGGCAGTATCAGCAATACCGTGACTATCTTGGTGTACCATATAGTCATCAGTCGACAGTTATTGAAAATGGCATCGATCCAATTCCGTTGATTGACAAGCCCAAGGATAAGATTCGCCTGATTTATACATCGACACCACATCGTGGTCTTGAGATCTTAGTTCCGGTCTTCATTGCCCTCGCCGAGAAATATCCTAATATTGAACTTGATGTATTCTCTTCGTTTGGCATCTATGGCAGCAACTGGGAAGGTCGTGATCGCCAGTACGAACCGTTGTTCCAAGCATGCCGTGATCATCCACAGATCAACTACCATGGTTGGGCAGATCAGGAAACCGTTCGTGCAGCATACCAACAGGCTCATATCTTTGCGTATCCTTCGATCTGGCCAGAAACATCGTGCCGCTGTCTGATCGAGGCGATGTCTGCTGGATGCCTTGCCGTCCATCCTAACTTTGGTGCACTGCCTGATACATCAGGTGGACTGACGGTCCAGTATGATGGTGATCATATCGATATGAATCTCCACGCAAACATCTTTGCTCACACACTGATGTACGCTATTGAGAATGTGCAGAACAACGATCTGACCAATCTCCTTGGATTTATCAAGACATATGCTGATACTCGGTTCTCTTGGGATTCCATCATGCCTAAGTGGAAGGGTCTGATTGCATCTTTGAAGGAGCAAAAGAACTCTGAACGAAAATAGTTGTGTACAAATTATCAAAAGCATGGTACGTTGAATATATCAACTGCTAAGGAATAACCTCACATGGCTCGTATAGCTATCAAGATCAAGGCAAAACCAAAGACCAAGTCACGTGCCGTCATCAAGTCTTTTGATGAGAAGCATTACGGTTCAGAGCCTATCGTTGTCACCGCCGACCCTGCAAAGTACGGCGATGCTCTGAACTGGTACAACTACATGCATGATAATGATCAGGCACGTGAGTGGCTGCTCGAGTACATGAAGAATGCTGACTTCAAGCGTGAACAGATCGCTGCTGTCCGCCGTTGCCCCAAGTACAAAGTCATAACCACAATCGGTTGGCAGGCACGTATCATGATGAATGGTAACGTGCTTGCTGCCTCTTCAATGGCTTTCTTCAACGAACGACTCAATGAACTGTACGTCATCGGTGGAGACATCAGGGAAGAAACTGCCAACGTTGCAGCCAAGCCGGTTGTCGACATCCAGGCACGGATCCGTGCACGTACAAATACGTTGATCACGATGATTGAGGAGCAGCTTGATGGTGTCATGAATGGTGGCACCTTCGATATCTATAGCTTCATGCAGAAGCATGAGGTTACTCCTCAGATCGCCGGTTACATCCGTGACTACTACCTTCCTATGAAGGAGGAAGCAGATCTTGATGACGAGCAGGTCAATGAAGCATATGGCAAGAAGCTCAAGTTCTGGCGTACCTTCTACTCTGCTCTTATTGCAGACTGTGACAAGTTCATAAATAATAGGAAGGCTGTCAAGCTTCGCAAGCCGCGTGAAAAGAAAGTCAAGTCGGCTGTTGATGTTGTCAAGGCTCTCAAGTACCAGAAGGAAGAACCTTCACTGCGGATTGTTTCAGTCCATCCGACTGAGGTTGTAGGATGTAACCAACTATGGGTATACAACACAAAGTACAAGAAGCTGACCCAGTACATCTCGATGAGTCCTCAGGGTATTCAAGTGAAGGGAACGACTCTAATTGGTTGGGATACCGAATTGAGCGTATCGAAGTCTCTCAGGAAACCAGAGATTACAATCCCAGAACTCTTGAAGGTTGGCAAGGTGGCTATCAGGTCATTCATGCCAGAACTGAAGACGGCCGCTTCTGCACCGAACGGCCGGCTGAACGAACAAACCATTCTACTAAGGGTAATTAAGTGACGGGTAATGTAATACAATTTCCTAAAAACAAACTCAATACACCGCCACAATCTGTAGAGGAGATGGTTGCAGATATCGATCGCATGAGACGTGAAGCTGCCGATGTCATGGCTACTGACATGATACCACAACTGATCAGCATCTTCATGTCTAACGGTATTGATGCAGATCAACACGAGTACATCAAAGATGTCTCGATGATTGTGGAAGCTACTAAGTCTCTGTTGTATAAATACTACAATATTGACCATCCATTCCACAAGATGATTGATACGTTATTCGAATTTAGCTACAATGACGATGATACCGTAGAATATACCTATTCTATGCCAACTGAAACGGAGGAAGAGTGAAAGCTCTTTAATTTGGTGTAAATCAACTATAATATAAATAAACTATTATAGTAGGAGGATACCAAGTTGCAATACTTTGTTTATGTTATTGGACCATTAGACGATATGTATCCTTATTATGAAAGTTATGTCGGTGTTACTAATAATCCAAAAGGAAGATGGTTAGCGCATAGTAAATCAAAATACACCATTGGCCAAACGATAAGACAAATGTCGTTTTCATATAAAAATAATATGAAAATTATTTTCATGGGTTCTGAGTCTGAGTGTTTTTTATTAGAAACTGAGCTTAGACCGCGCCCATATATCGGTTTAAATGAGGCGGCCGGTGGTTCTGGTGGATATACTAAATATACTGAACAAAGAAACAAAATCATATCAGAAAAATTAAAAGGCCGCGTTATTTCTTGGTCTGATAAAATTAGTAAAACAAAAAAACTTAATGGCGCATGCTCCGGATTAAAAAATCCAAATGCTAAAAAATGGAAATTAATAAATCCTCTTGGAGAGGAAATTGATGTTACTGGTAAACTTGATAATGTTTGCCGTGAAAATAAGATACTATCTACTACATTGAGAAAAAATATTGGGCAAAAAATACCGCCTTTGACTACTAATGGGCACGGTGGATTTAGAGTAACTAGCAACAATATTGCTGCAAGACACAACACCAGCGGTTGGATGCTCTGTTTTTATAATGAAGGAGAATGACTATTATTATTGTTGACCTTTCGCAAGTAATGATTTCCAATTTGATGATGCAACTTGGGAACCACACAAATACAGAAGTCGAGGAAGAACTTCTTCGCCATATGATCCTTAACTCTATTCGTTCATATAACATGAAGTTTAAAAACGAGTACGGCGAGATGATCATCGCATGCGATGACCGTAACTTCTGGCGGCGTGACATCTTTCCATACTACAAAGCCAACCGTAAGAAGTCGCGTGAAAAGTCCGAACTCAACTGGACTCAGATCTTCGATTCACTCCATAAGATCCGCGACGAACTCAAGGTATTCTTCCCCTATCGTGTCATTCAAGTTAACGGTGCAGAAGCCGACGATGTCATCGGTGCACTCGTTATGAAGCACGGTGATACCAATGAGAAGATCCTGGTACTCTCCGGTGACAAGGACTTCGTCCAGCTGCAGCGTTACAACAACGTCACGCAGTTCGATCCGGTACAGAAGAAGTACCGCACCACCAACGATCCTGATCGGTTCATCAAGGAACACATCATGCGTGGTGATATCGGTGATGGTATACCTAATTTCCTGTCGACTGACAACTGTCTGGTTGTAGGTGAACGGCAGAAGCCCGTGTCCAGTAAGAAGGTGGATACATGGGTCAATCAGAAACCAGAAGAATTTTGCGACGAGCGTATGCTACGTGGATACCGTCGCAACCAACAGCTTGTAGACCTGACATTCATTCCTCAGAATATCCAAGAGGATATCCTTTCTGAGTATGAAGCACAGGCAGGCAAGGATCGTAAAAACCTGTTCAACTACTTCATTGAAAAGAAGTTAAAGAACCTAATCGAAAGCATCAATGAGTTTTAATATGGCAACACTAGCTATTTCACAAATCATCGAGAACGCAGGAAAGCTTACAACACCTGTTGAGAAAGCACAATACCTGCGTGATCACAATAGCGATACCCTTCGTTATATCCTAGAACTTGCATTCTATCCAGGTGTCAAGTGGGAACTACCAGAGGGTGCACCTCCATACAAGCCTACTGCATACCTTGATCAGGAAGGTCGATTGTATCAGGAAGCTCGAACTCTCTCAATGTATCTTCTTGGTAATAACCCAGAGCTTGGCAAGGTCAAGCGTGAGATGTTATTCATTGGACTTCTTGAGACGATGTATCCTAAGGATGCACAACTACTCATTGCTGTCAAGGATAGGAAGGTAACAGGCATTGATGCCGAAGTTGTCAACCTTGCATTCCCAGGACTGATTCCCTAATGAGCAAGTCGGTTAAACGTAATAATAAGTACAGTGATGATTACGAACACTATGGTCAAAATAATCAACGTGATCGTATCAAAGAAAAAAGACTGCGAGCGGCATTAAAGTCTAAAAATGTCAATGCATTATTTCAATTGACTGAAGAAGAGTATTGATGCCGTTATATGAATTCGTAGATACTGAGACCGGAGAGCAGTGGGAGGATGTGATGTCTTATGATTCCTATAAGACATATTTGGCTGAGAATCCCACCATCAATCCGGTCTTTAGTATTTCGATTATCGGCAACACCGGTGACAGAGTCAAGACGGATAGTGGGTTTGGTGACGTATTGAATAGAATCGCCAAGGCAAACCCACACTCTCCATTGGGTCAATCACACGGCGATAAAGGTGTCAAGGCATCTAAAACTAGGGACGTCGTCACGAAACATAAAAGCAAGGGATAACTTGTGGAACACAACCAGCCGCGTTTAACAAAAAGAGAGAAGAGAATTGCCAGACAGAATGGTGATGAACAAGAAGGTCTAACATTCAGAAGTCAGAACTTCACGCTTAAAGACGTTAACCCGCTCACAGAGAATCAACGTATTGCATTTGAAGCATTCGATGCTGGAAAACATCTGATGTTGCATGGTATGGCTGGTACCGGCAAGACGTACATCGCACTATATAAAACAATTGAAGCGATGATGGAAAAAAGAGGTGTACAAAAGAAGATTTATATAGTAAGATCAGTAGTACCAACACGTGATATGGGGTTCCTTCCGGGTAACCAAAATGAGAAGATGAAGGTATACGAGGCACCTTACTATTCAATCTGTACAGAGCTATTTAGCAGGTCAGATGCATACGAGGTGCTGAAGCAGAAGAATGCCATTGAGTTTATCTCGACATCGTTTATTCGTGGTGTCACAATGAATGATTGCTACATCATCGTTGATGAGATGAACAACATGACATTCCATGAACTGGATTCTGTTATTACACGTATTGGTAAGGGTTGTAGAGTACTGTTCTGTGGTGACTTCCGTCAGTCAGATCTTACGAAAGACCAAGAGAAGAACGGCCTGAAAAATTTCATGCGTGTTATCGATCGGCTGAATGACTTTGTACATATTGACTTCCTCGAACAGGATATTGTTCGATCGAAGCTAGTGAAGGAATATATCATTGCGCGGCAACAACTCGGTCTCCAACCGTAAAAATTTCTCCTGGTTACAGGAGGAGTTCGATCACTATCCTCGTGAAGAGATCGACGGAGTACGTCACTATGTGACACCAAACGGGAAATACCCATCGGTAACCACCGTACTCGGAAAGATGCTAGACAAGTCCGGTCTAGACGACTGGCGGGCACGGGTCGGTGAGGAACAGGCCAACTTCACAAGTCGGCTTGCATCGACAAGAGGCACTAACATCCACAACATGTGTGAGAGCTACGTCCGTGGTGACGACGTGGATGTTAGTATGCCTTTCAATGCAGTACTGTTCAATCAGGTCAAGAAGGTCCTGGATGAGCACGTCGATGACATCGTAGGATGTGA